CTCTCCCTCGGCTTTATTGGTGACGAATACAAGGTTAGCAGAAAAATCCTGCTGAGGAACCTCTCCGGCAGCAGCGCATTCAAAACCCCGAAAGGTGGTGCAAGTGATGAGCAATAGATTTCCTTCAAGAGAAACCGTCGAACGTATCCGAGCTCAATATCCCGTCGGATGTCGTGTGGAACTGGTAAAAATGGATGACATACAGGCTCCACCAATAGGCACTAAAGGCACTGTCACTGGTGTGGATGACATTGGCTCCATAATGGTTTCTTGGGACAATGGCAGCTCGCTTCATGTCGTATATGGCGAGGATATCTGCCTTAGAATTAATGAGTAATATACACACATCCTGAAAAGCGGAGGAACAACATCATGACAGAAAAGCAAATTAAGCAAATTGAGAATCAAATCCCGAAAGGCGAACAAATCGACAGAATGTACAGAGCCTTTGAAGGCGATATTCGGGTTATCACCAAAAATGCTGATGGACGTGAGACGCGCTACAGCCTAAGCTTTGATTCCGTCGGAAACGTAAGCATAAAAAAATTCTGATACCTCAGAGCTATAAAAAGATGAGAACAGTGCCGGAACGGCTCTGTTTCTCGTACAGATATATTTAGAAGGCTTGCTTAGGCAGGTCATTTTTTATGCCATTTTGAAAGGAGGCGACTGTTATACGGAAACTCAAGAAATACACACCGACTCGATTTATGGCCAAAGATTCTGTTTACTGCAAGGAAGCTGCTGACTATGCTGTCGCTTTCATTCAGGCCTTGCGTCATACCAGCGGCATATGGGATGGTCAGCCTTTTGAACTTATAGATTGGCAGGAACAGATCATACGGGATGTATTTGGTGTTTTGAAGCCAAACGGATACCGTCAGTTTAATACAGCATATATCGAAATACCAAAAAAGAATGGAAAGTCAGAGCTTGCTGCGGCAGTTGCGCTTCTGTTGACTTGTGGTGATGGTGAAAAACGCGCTAAGGTATATAGCTGTGCTTCGGATAAAAACCAAGCGAAAATTGTGTTTGATGTTGCTATGGCGATGGTGCGTAAATCACCGGCATTAACTAAGCGGGTCAAGATTACTGAATCGACAAAGACCCTTGTATATATGCCCACGGAGAGTACTTATCAGGTACTCTCAGCGGATGTGGCGAATAAACATGGCTTCAATACACATGGCGTTATTTTCGATGAGTTGCACACGCAGCCCAATAGAAAGCTGTACGATGTGATGACCAAAGGCAGCGGAGACGCCCGAATGCAGCCACTATATTTTTTAATTACTACAGCTGGCGACAATACAAACTCTATCTGCTATGAGGTGCATCAAAAAGCACTAGATATACTTTCAGGACGCAAGACAGATCCAACGTTTTATCCTGTAATTTTTGGAGCTTCGGAAACGGATGACTGGACTGATCCAAAGGTATGGAAAAAAGCGAACCCTTCTCTTGGCATCACAATAGGAATAGACAAGGTAAAGGCGGCTTGTGAGAGTGCAAAGCAGAATCCCGCCGAGGAGAACAGTTTTCGGCAACTCCGTCTGAACCAGTGGGTCAAACAGGCCGTCCGCTGGATGCCGATGGACAAATGGGATGCCTGCGCTTTCAACGTTGACCCGGAAGCCTTACGAGGCCGCGTCTGCTATGGCGGGCTTGACCTCTCCTCTTCCACTGATATCACGGCTTTCGTGCTGGCCTTTCCACCGCTCGACGAGGATGATAAATACACTGTTTTACCGTTTTTCTGGATACCGGAAGACAACATCGATCTGCGTGTCCGACGTGACCATGTGAATTATGATTTATGGCAGAAGCAGGGTTTCCTCAAAACCACCGAAGGCAATGTCGTGCATTACGGATTCATCGAAGCCTTTATTGAGGAGCTCGGTACGAAATATAACATCCGTGAAATAGCCTTCGACCGATGGGGCGCTGTACAGATGGTGCAGAACCTTGAAGGTCTTGGCTTTACAGTTGTGCCCTTCGGACAGGGCTTCAAAGATATGTCTCCACCCACAAAAGAATTGATGAAGCTGACGTTGGAACAAAAAATCGCTCATGGCGGACATCCTGTGCTTCGGTGGATGATGGACAATATCTTCATACGCACCGATCCTGCAGGCAACATCAAAGCAGACAAGGAAAAATCGACTGAAAAAATCGATGGTGCCGTAGCAACGATTATGGCTCTCGACCGTGCGATTCGCTGCGGAAACGACAACGGTGAGAGTGTTTATGATAAACGTGGTCTACTTATCTTTTAGCAAAGGAGAGTGATGTCTATGGGATTCTTGCAAGGAATATTCAAAGCGCGCGACAAACCTAAAAATGCCCTTGGCGGCAGCCGCTACAGCTTCTTTTTCGGAAACACAAGTGCCGGAAAGCCTGTTAACGAGCATACAGCCATGCAGATGACAGCGGTCTACTCTTGCGTGAGGATACTTTCTGAAACCTTGGCGGGGCTGCCCCTTCATGTGTACAGATACAATGATTCGGGCGGCAAAGAGAAATATCTAAAGCACCCTTTATATAAACTGCTCCATGATGAACCAAACCCTGAGATGACTTCATTTGCGTTCCGGGAAACGCTGATGAGTCATCTTTTGTTATGGGGCAATGCTTACGCACAGATTATCCGAAATGCCCGTGGTGAGGTTATCGCTCTCTATCCTCTCATGCCGAACAAAATGACAGTTGACCGCGACAGTAAAGGTCGGTTGTTTTATCTTTACTCCCGCACTAGTGACGATGCACCTACTCTTGGTGATGAGAGCCAGGTATATCTCTCGCCGTCCGAAGTTTTGCATATACCGGGCTTAGGCTTTGACGGACTTATTGGCTACTCACCCATAGCTATGGCAAAAAATGCAGTGGGACTTGCTATTGCTACTGAAGAATACGGCGCGAAGTTTTTCGCAAACGGAGCAGCACCGGGCGGTGTGCTTGAACACCCCGGCACCATAAAGGACCCGCAAAAGGTCAAGGAAAGCTGGAATGCTGCCTACCAAGGCTCACAAAATGCGCACCGTGTGGCTGTTCTCGAGGAGGGCATGAAGTATCAGCCGATAGGCATCTCGCCCGAGCAGGCACAGTTTTTGGAAACCCGGAAGTTTCAGATAAACGAAATTGCCCGCATTTTCAGAGTGCCGCCCCATATGCTTGCCGACTTGGAGAAATCCTCCTTCAGCAACATCGAGCAGCAGTCGCTTGAGTTTGTAAAGTACACACTCGACCCGTGGGTAGTTCGCTGGGAGCAATCCATGTGCCGTGCCTTGCTTACGGAAAGCGAAAAGCCGACCGTATTCATCAAGTTTAATGTGGACGGCTTGCTTCGAGGCGACTATGTGTCCCGCATGAATGGATACGCAACCGCAAGGCAGAACGGATGGATGAGCGCAAACGATATCCGTGAGCTTGAAAACCTCGACCGCATTCCGGCGGAGCTTGGAGGCGATCTTTACCTCATCAACGGCGCGATGACCAAATTACAGGACGCGGGTGCATTCGCAAATTCAACAAGATTGGAGGAAACCAAATGAAGAAATTCTGGAACTGGGTGCGAGATGAGGAATCCGGCACTCGAACACTTTACCTTGACGGTGTGATTGCAGAAGAATCATGGTTTGATGATGATATCACCCCTAAGGCTTTCAAAGCTGATTTGGATGCCGGTGAGGGTGATATTGTTATTTGGCTCAACTCTCCCGGCGGTGACTGTATCGCCGCGAGTCAGATTTATGCCATGCTCATGGATTACAAAGGCAAGGTCACAGTCAAGATTGACGGCATTGCCGCATCAGCGGCGAGTGTTGTGGCGATGGCGGGAACCGAGGTGTTAATGGCTCCTACCGCTCTCATGATGGTGCATAACCCGCTGACGATTGCTATCGGCGACAGCGAGGAAATGCAGAAAGCCATTGCCATGCTCTCGGAGGTCAAGGAAAGCATCATCAATGCCTATGAAATCAAAACCGGGCAGTCCCGCGCGAAACTCTCCCACCTCATGGATGCCGAAACATGGCTAAATGCCAACAAAGCTATAGAACTCGGTTTTGCGGACGGAATTTTGGAGGATGAGAAAAAGCGGGTGCAAGCAGAAAATGTCACATACGCTTTCAGCCGTCGTGCTGTAACAAACTCCTTACTGGACAAAGTTAAACCCAAATTACCGAGACAGAAAACAAGCGCCCCTATTGCCGCCAAAGCCACTCCTGCGGAATGGCTTGAGAAGCGGCTTTCTTTACTTCAACACTAAATTTTTGAGGAGGAAAAACACATGAGTAAAATTCTTGAACTGCGCGAAAAGCGCGCAAAGGCATGGGAAGCCGCAAAGGCTTTCCTCGATACCAAGCGCGGTACCGATGGTCTGGTTTCTGCCGAAGACACCGCAACCTACGAGAAAATGGAGGCCGACGTGGTCGCTCTCGGCAAGGAAATTGACCGCTTGGAAAAGCAGGAAGCACTTGACCGGGAGCTTTCCAAGCCTCTGAACACTCCTCTCACAGGCAAGCCTGTCGTCTCCGGTATGGAAACCAAAACCGGAAGAGCCTCCGACGAGTACAGAAAAGCGTTCTGGAGCGCCATGCGCTCACGAGCCGGTGAAGGTCTTGAACCTGTTATCAGGAATGCACTTCAGATTGGCACCGATACCGAAGGCGGGTACCTTGTCCCGGACGAGTTCGAACGCACCCTTGTGGAAGCCCTTGAGGAGGAGAACCTCTTCCGCAGGTTAGCCAAGGTCATCACCACTTCTTCCGGGGACCGTAAAATTCCGGTTGTTGCGTCCAAGGGGACTGCTTCCTGGATTGATGAGGAAGGTGCCATTCCCGAGAGCGACGATAGCTTCGGTCAGGTTTCCATCGGCGCGTACAAACTGGGGACGATGATCAAGGTTTCCGAGGAGCTGCTCAACGACAGCGTATTCAACCTCGAAACCTATATTTCCAATGAGTTCGCAAGGCGTATCGGTAACAAGGAAGAGGAAGCCTTCTTCACGGGCGACGGCTCCGGCAAGCCAACCGGTATTCTTGCTGCTACTGGTGGAGCACAGCTCGGCGTAACCACTGCGAGCGCCACAGCCATTACTATTGACGAGGTGCTTGACCTGTTCTACTCGCTCAAAGCGCCTTATCGAAACAAAGCCGTGTTCGTAATGAATGATGCTACCGTCAAATCAATACGCAAACTGAAGGACGGCAACGGTCAGTACCTCTGGCAGCCTTCACTGCAGGCAGGCACTCCGGATACCATCTTAAATCGACCGTTATATACATCAGCTTATGTACCCGCCATTGCCTCGGCCGCCAAGACCATCGTGTTCGGCGACTTCGGCTATTACTGGGTAGCCGATCGTCAGGGCCGTGTTTTCAAGAGACTCAATGAGCTCTATGCAGCCACCGGACAGGTAGGCTTTGTCGCAACTCAGCGCGTGGACGGAAAACTCATTCTGCCGGAAGCCATCAAGGTACTCCAGCAGAAAGCGTAACGGAGGTGCCGTATGAGCTATAACGCAAAGAACTACACCGAACAAGGCGGCGAAAAAACCGTCATCGGCGGTACGCTTGAAATCAAGGAGGGAGCCTCGGTAACGGGGCTTCCTTCACAGTTTACACCGGCTGAAAATCAATCAGATTCTACCGCTACAACCATTGCCGGGCTCGTTGCTGATTTCAATGCGCTGCTATTAAAACTTAAGGCCGCCGGTCTGATGGCGGCAGATAGTTAGGAATAATGAAAGGACGGTGGCGGTATGACGCTGCTTAAAAAAGTAAAAGCAAACCTCGTTCTTGAACACTCGGCAGACGATGAGCTTCTGCAGATGTACATCACCGCTGCCGTCAGGTACGCCGAGAGTTATCAGCATCTGCCCGAGAACACCTATGCCGATACCACAATGCCGCCTACCACAGAACAAGCCGTTATCATGCTGTCGTCCCACTTCTACGAATCCAGGGACGGCAGCACCGGCGGCTTTTTTGCGGATAATGTGCAGGCCGGACAACAGGTATGGAATACGGTCAATCTCTTGCTGCAGTTGGATCGGGATTGGAAGGTGTGAGCATGAGCTTTGGAAAGATGAACACCTTCATCGACATTGTTGAGAAAGTGACTGCAAAGGATGCGGAAGGATTCCGAACTGAGGTTGACAATATCGTCGCTTCGGTTCGAGCGTATCGGGAGGGTCGGCACGGCAACGAGAAATGGGCAAATCGAGCCACATTCTCCGACGCCACCGACCTTTTCCGTTTTCGCCGAATCCCTAATGTGACCGTTACGACCGCAATGGTTGTGGTGAACAAAGAAGGCCGTTTTGAAATTACCTCGGTCGAAGATGTGAAAGGCCGCGGGATGTACATTGAGGTGCTCGCCAAGGAGGTAAAGCCGAGTGGCTAAAGTGGATGTAAAAATGCCGGAGGACTTCCTTCTGAAGCTTTCCCGGCTTGGAGAAAAAACAGATGAAATCATTCCTAAGGTACTGGAGGCGGGCGGGGAAGTTGTGAAAGCAAAAGTAAAGTCCAACCTGCAAGCCGTGATCGGCAGCGGCACAAAGGAAGAAAGCCGCTCTACAGGTGAACTGCTCTCGGCGCTAGGCATTTCCTCCGCAAGGCAGGATAAGGACGGGAATTTCAATGTTAAAGTAGGATTTTCTGAACCTCGTTCTGACGGCAAAAGCAACGCCATGATTGCAGGGGTTCTCGAATACGGGAAAAGCGGACAACCGCCGAAGCCCTTTCTCAAGCCCGCAAAATCGGCAAGCAAAAACGCCTGTGTTGATGCGATGGTCGCGGCGTTTGAGAAGGAGGTTGAAAACATATGAGCCTGTTGGAAGAACTGAACACCCTCCTCTCGCCGATTGTACCCGTTGAAACAGGTGTGTTTTCAGAATCCGCACCGGACAGATATGTTGTGATTACGCCGCTGGCGGATACTTTTGAACTGTATTCCGACGACAGTCCCCGGAACGAATTACAGGAGGCGCGGCTGTCTCTTTTTGATAAAGGCAGCTACACATCTGTAAAAAATAATATTGTCCGCGCTCTGCTGAACGCGGAATTCACTATAACCGACCGCCGGTATGTTGGCCATGAGGACGACACCGGCTATCACCATTACGCCATCGATGTGGCGAAAATTTATGAACTGGAGGAATAACAAATGGCTACTATCGGGCTAGTTAAGCTCTATTACGCAAAAATCACGGAGGCTGTGGACGGGACAGAAACCTACGGCACTCCCATTTTGCTCGCCAAAGCGATGAAAGCAGATCTGTCGGTCGAGCTTGCTGAGGCGACGCTTTACGCAGACGACGGCCCCGCTGAGGTCGTGAAGGAATTCAAAAGCGGTACCCTCTCGCTGGGCATCGACGATATCGGCGTTACGGCCGCAGAGGACCTGACGGGCGCAAAGCTTGACGACAATCACGTCGTAGTATCCGGCAGCGAGGACGGTGGCACTCCCGTCGCGGTGGGCTTCCGGGCAAAAAAGGCAAACGGAAAGTACCGCTATTTCTGGCTATACCGGGTGAAATTCGGTATCCCGGCGACTAACCTCGCCACCAAGGGCGACAGCATCACCTTCTCCACTCCGACCATCGAGGGTACGGTGTTCCGCCGCAACAAACTGGACGGGAACGGCAAGCATCCGTGGAAGGCCGAGGTAAACGAGGACGATGCGAGCGTACCGGCTTCCGTTATCTCCGGCTGGTATACGCAGGTCTACGAGCCTGTGTTCACAGCGCAGACCGGAGGTGAAGCCTAATGGCTGACGAAAGAAGCTCCAAAATCACCATCGGCGGAGCGGAGTATGAGATGCTCCTCACCACAAAAGCGACGAAGGAAATCGCAGGACGCTACGGCGGGCTTTCCAATCTTGGCGAAAAGCTGATGAAGAGTGAGAATTTCGAGATGGCTCTCGATGAAATCGTATGGCTCATTACACTACTCGCCAATCAGTCGGTGCTGGTGCACAATCTGCATAATCCTGCGAAAAAGCGCGAGCTGCTCACGGAGGAAGCCGTAGAACTGCTTACCTCGCCCTTTGAGCTTGCGGATTACAAAAACGCCATCATGGACGCGATGTATAGAGGAACGAAGCGCCATGTGGAAAGCGAGGATGAAAATCCCTGCGGGGGGAACCCCTCAAAAAACGCACCGGTCGGGTAAGCGATGAAGAATTGTTTGCCCGGCTGATTTTTTATGGAACAACCCTGCTCGGTCGGGCGGAGTCCGAAGTATGGCTGATGCCGATTGGACATCTGCTCGACCAGTGGGAGGTGTACAAGCAGTTTAACGGTTTGGCAAAGCCAAAACGCGAGTATTACATCGACGAAATCATACCAAACGGAATATAGGGCTCTCATAAAGAAGACGGCTTTATGGGAAGAGGAGGAACAGTGCAGTGAACGAGCTTTCACGCTTACGTGGAAGCGAGCGATACGAAACTTGTGACGACAAAGGAGGTGGTGAGATATGGCGGACAATTTCGGCTTGAAGATTGGAGTCGAGGGTGAAAAAGAGTTCAAACGAGCGCTTTCCGACATCAATCAGTTGTTCAAGGTTCTTGGCAGCGAAATGAAGCTGGTCGAGTCCGAATTCGGCAAAAACGAAAACAGCGTCCAGTCCCTCACCTCCAAAAATGAGGTTCTGACCAAACAAATCGACGCCCAGAAAGATAAAATCGAAACGCTCCGCAAAGCGCTGGAAAACGCCTCCGACTCCTTTGGCGAGAACGACCGCCGCACACAGCAGTGGGCGGTGCAGCTGAATAACGCGCAGGCGGAACTCAACGGCATGGAGCGCGAACTGAAGGACAACGAAAAGGCTCTGGACAATGTGGCCGACA